CCGTTCCCTGCTAAACAAGCAAGCCCTGAATTGAAAAGTGTTTTGGATAACCTTGAACGCCAATGGGAAGAACAGAACGGGGTTCACTTTGACTTGCACCCGGAAGAAACCTACTTCCTAAAGCTGGCGGATACTCTAAGCGGGATGTGGTATTGTATACAACAAGTAAGGGAAGGTAAGGTTAACGCTAAGAGACCATTCCGTAAGTGGCGTGAAGCTATTGCTAAACAGTTAAACAAGTGGGACGGCAACGAACAACAAACCGGCAAAGCAGAAGAAATGCTAGAACTATTTATACGTGAAATGGAGGAACTATAATGGAACCTAACAAAATGCAAATAGGCGGAACCCACTACCGCAAGAAGTACCAGCATTGGGACTGGGTATGCGATACCAATATGCCTTATCTATTAGGTTGTGCTACCAAGTATGTCGCCCGCTGGCGTGATAAGAACGGAGTTGAAGACTTACGTAAGTCTATGCACTATTTAGCAAAGGCAGAAGAACGCGGTGTTCATATGCCGGTTAATAAGTGGGGTGAGTTGTTAAGATTTAACACAACTGAAAAACTTACAAGAAATCTAACCGGCACTTTCTGTTCCCAGTTAGGAACTGAAGACTCTACTATTATTCGCTTAATTGTTGAAGGTAGTTACGACACTGCGATAATTAAAATAAGCGAATTAATTGAATCCGAACTAGCAGCCGAACCCGGTGCTAGTTATACTAACCAAGATCCTAATTACATTAAAGGCTGAATATTATGTCACTCGTTTCTTATACCGACTTGCTATACCTTGTTAGTACAGGAGTTATAGATGCAAAGCCAGAACATATAAACGGCGCTAGTATTGATATAACTATCGGCGACCGTATACTGGTTGAGAAATGTAATATCAACGGTTCAGTTGTTGACCTAAAAGAAAAAGAATCTCTTAGTATGAAAGAGGAAGTTATACCACCTGAGGGTTATTTATTGTTCCCCGGTGAGCTCATTCTGGCAAGCTCAGCAGAAACTTTTAACCTTCCTAATTGGGTAGCAGCGGAGTATAAGTTGAAGTCCTCCTTGGCTCGTTCAGGGCTTCAGCATCTAATGGCTGGTTGGTGTGACCCCGGTTGGAACAACAGCAGGTTAACACTGGAGCTGACCAATGTTACTCAGCACCATACTCTTCTTATCAAACCCGGTATGAAGATAGGGCAAATGGTTTTCTTTGCTTGTGAGCCTGTACCAAGCGATCAGAGCTATGCTGTTAAAGGGCAATACAACAGCCAGGAAACAGTCACTGCTAACAAGGGCGTAAGATAGAGGTTAAACATGGACCATAAGACTCTTGTTACGTTAGATATCGAATGTGTCAAGAACTATCTATTGGTTATGTTTAGGAAGGTATCAACAGGGGATGTTCTTTACTTTGAAAAGTTCAATGACTCTGAACTTAATGTAAAGAATATCCTGCATCTTCTTAATACATATACGATAGTCACATTCAATGGCATAAAGTACGACGCCCTAATTGTAGAAGCAGCGGTTGCCGGGTTAAGCAATGCTGCCATTTACAAAGTCAGTCAAATGATAATAGAGGAGAAACTGCAACCTTGGCAAGTAAGAAAACAGGTGGGTATCGCTGCTTTACAAATGGACCATATTGACTTGATACAAGTTGCGCCCTTAATGGCTTCTCTTAAGATATATGCTGGTCGCCTTCATGTTAAAGAAATGATGGATATGCCGATTAATCACTGGGAGGATATGCAGGAAAGCCAATTACCCGATATCCGTTATTATTGCAGCCTGGATCTAATAGACACCGAGGAACTGTTTAAAGTAATAGAACCAGAGATAGACCTACGGGCTGCAATGTCTAAGGAATATGAAATAGACTTGCGTTCAAAGTCTGACGCACAAATAGCGGAATCTGTTATCAAGCAGGAGCTAGATGAGCGTTATGATATACGTGCTAACCGGCCAAAGATAGAACCGGGTACTCGGTTCCGCTACCGTCCGCCAGCTAATATCAGTTTCCTAACTGAGCAACTGCAAGCGGTATTGGAGCAATACTGTACGCTACCCTTTACCGTTGACAAAAGCGGATATATGGGTTTTAATTTTAAGCTTGAAGAGGAAGACCGTATAAAGTCCGGTAAGAATAAAGGCACCATGCCGGAAAAGAAGACCAAGCAAAAGTTCACAATGGGAACCACCTTATACACGGTAGGTATCGGCGGTATACATAGTAATGAAAAGAAAGCCCGTCACGTAACTGACAAGGACTACATAATACGAGACTACGACGTTGCAGCCTACTACCCACATATAATCCTGTTTAACAAGCTAACCCCGAGACACCTTGGAGAACCGTTCCTTAAGATATACCAAGCAATCGTAAAGCGTAGGTTAGAAGCTAAAGCCAAAGCAGGCCAAGCTAAGAAGCGAGGCGATACCAAAGCGTATGAATATTGGAACGCCATAAACGAGTCACTAAAGATTACCATCAACGGTTCCTTTGGTAAGCTCGGCAGCAAGTGGTCTTGCTTGTACGCACCAGACCTGATGATGCAGGTAACTATAACCGGACAGCTTAGTCTGTTAATGTTGGCTGAGCGCCTTGAGCAAGCCGGTATAGCTGTTATAAGTGCAAACACTGACGGTATAGTTACCAAAATCCCAAGGGTACTGGAGGCGGTAGCAGAGGACATAGTGCTAGAGTGGGAAATTGATACCGGGTACGACCTGGAACCAAACGACTATCTGAGCATTAACAGCCGGGACGTTAACAACTACATAGCGGTTAAGGCTGATGGGGTTAAAGGTAAAGGAGCCTACGCTGACCAGAGCGACCATTATTACAGGCTAAGAAGTAACCCAACCAATGAGATATGCTCCAAGGCGGTTAGGGACTTCTTAAAAGACAGCGTTCCAATTGAAGAAACTATCCGTAACTGCAAAGACGTTCGCCAGTTCATAAGTATTAGAACAGTGAACGGCGGAGCAGTTAAAGCAGGTAAGGTTATTGGCAAGGCTATCCGCTGGTACTACGGCGCTGACGAGCTAGACGGTATATTCTATATAACCAGCGGCAATAAAGTTCCAAGGTCAGATGGCGCTGTACCGCTTATGCAGCTACCGGAAAAGCTACCAAGCGATATAGATTTCCAATGGTACATAAATGAGGCCAATGATATGTTGAAACAAATTGGTTATAATTGACGTTCAAGGGGTTTACATACGTTTTGTTTACCCCCATACTTTACTCCTAGGCAGTTGAGCCAAGATCTAAAACCAAAACCAACGTAAGGTAAATTACTATGTCCGCTAGTCAAGCTAAACTTAAAGAAGTTCGTGAACAGAAGAAGATGCTTTTGGAAGAGCAAAAGAAGCTCCAAGCCGAAGCAGATGCCGGTAAAGAAGAGCGTAAAGGTGCGCGTAAAGCACAAGCTCAAGCACGTAAAGATGTCCGCGAACATAAGTCCGCCGTCCGTGATATCAGTGCCAAGATCTACACTACCTTTTCTGAAGGTGATTCCGCAGAAGTTAATACATTGGCCGACGAGCTAATGGAAAGCGCAACCAGTCTCGTCTCAGCGGTTCGCTCCTTTGGTTCCGCCTCTGAAGAACTGGAAGGCTTGTAAGCTTTACCCGGCAAACCCCAAAAACCCTAGCCTGGAAACTCGCTAGGGTTTTATTTTGGATAGAGGTTAAGTATGTCCGCTGAAGAATTCCTTTCCCGCGCCAACAAAACCAAAGCCAAAGCCAGCGAGATAAAAGAGAAAGATGACGTTGAGTTGCCGTTTTGCAGGTACGCTGAGCGCAATGGCTGCAAAGCATTAAAACTCATATACCTACGCAAGAAAGGCTTCCCAGATCGTACAGTGGTTTGCCCTGGAGCTAGGGTCTTTTTCATAGAGTTTAAAAAGCCAAAAAGTAAACTCGCCCCTGCTCAGGTTATCGTGCGTAAGTTACTAGAATCCTTTGGTTTTGAGTATTACGTTTGCGACTACCCCGGTCAAGCGGAAAAGATTTTAGAAGAATTCCTTGCTTCCTCTCGTTAGTCGTGTAATACTTGTTTCACGTTAAGCAAAACACCAAAACAGGAAAACAGTTATGAAAGCTACAATTATATCATCTAACAAAAACCAAGCCGAGATTAAGTATGAGTCCCCTACTGAGCTACGAGTTACCCTTGTAACTTGGTTTATTCAAAACGGATTGCTGTTAACTGACAAGGCTGTTTATAACGCTGATAAGGATCTGTTCTTAGCTATAACGGGTAAAGAAGATTGTTGCATGGTAGGCGAATCAGTTGTTAATTTTACATACTAAAACAGGAAGACAGTTATGACCCGTATCAACTTAGTAGAGCCGCACCAGCTAACAGACAAACACCTGATGGCTGAATACCGTGAGTTGCCCCGTATCTTCACCGCTGTAATCAAGCTCCAGGAGCAGGGTAAAACCCCGGCCGATGTAGATATCCCCGATCACTATGTTCTGGGTAAAGGGCATGTTAAGTTCTTTTATGATAAAATAAAATGGCTAAACCGTAGATATGAAAAGTTATACGAAGAACTAATTAATAGGCAATATAAATTAGACTCAGAGTTATACGATTCGGTGAGTTATCAGGTAAACGATAAGCTATGGGGAAATAGGTTTTGGGGACTACATTACAAACCTACCCCAGAAGATATCTACCTTAATATGGTTAGGCTTTGCAAGCGTAGCAATATCCCATCTGTAGCCGAGGAGCTATACCAAACGGAATTTTTATGACACCAGAGCAATGGTCACCCCATGATTACCAAAGAACGGGACTTAGCTTCTTACTGGCTAACCCCTGCTCAGGTTTGTTCCTAGACCCCGGTCTGGGTAAAACCTCTATATCCTTAGCTGCAATAAAGATCCTAAAGTACGCAAGGGAAATCAAAGGCGTGCTACTGGTTGCTCCTTTACGGGTTACATATTCGGTATGGCCCGGTGAGATAGAGAAGTGGATTAACTTTAACGGGTTAACCTGCACCATATTACATGACGACAACAAAGAGTCACTATGGGGTGACAAAAAAGACATATACCTTATTAACCCTGAAGGACTTCCTTGGTTGCATAACGAATTACTAGCAGGGTTAAAGGCTGGTAAAGCCTCTCCGTTCAATGCCTTATGGATTGATGAGAGTACCAAGTTTAAATCCCATGATAGTAAGCGGTTTGATCTACTGGTTGATATGTTACCACTGTTTAAGCGTAGGCATATAATGACC